TCTTGGTTACACTTTTGATTATCTTCGAGATGCCTCAGAGCATTCCGTAGGACTTTTCTACAACTTCTAATGAGAAGGGGCTACGGCCCCTTTTTTCTACCCCTTCTAAAAATAATTCTTGACTTTTTGTTCTCCTTGCACTAGAATAACACACTAAGGAGAATTTTACATGGCCAATAGAATTTGTCTAGGAGATCACCCAAATCACGGGTACGGCCTTTTTGTTTCTCGCCCTGGCGTAAATGTTCTCTCGAATATTAAAAAAGAAGATTTAATATTTGACTCTAGAAGTGTTCAAAGTTCTCTTGTTCATGAAGTAATTTCAACCTCAATCTCAAGTGGAAACAATGCCGGATCTACAGTCAGTTTCGCAACTGCTTTGTCATACGTTCCTCATGTAGATATTATACTTTTAACAGGTTCTGGAGGCTCGTCAAAAGGAATATCGGTTATATTTGAAAATTCAGGGTTTCCTTCTTTTATTCTTCGGTATTATAGACAGTTTAAGGTCGAAGTAACGTCTTCGGGAGTAACTGTAAGCACCGCGTGGCCCTCGATTACTGTTGGGTCAAACACTTTCTTTAAGATTGTAGTTTATAAAATGCCGAGTCTTACCTAGTGGCAAATCGAGTATTATTAGGAAATCATGGCACTTACGGTTATGGGCTTTATGTAAGTAAGTCTAATATTGATGTAACCGGAGCAAATATCGAAAATTTTCTTTTTGCTTCTACTGCTACGAATAACAACCAGCTTCTTTTACTAGAATGGATTCCTATTACCCATGGAGGAAGCGGCACTACGACAGTAACACAACAGTACGCAAATTTTAATAAAGATTGCGAAGTAATGATGGTATATACGTCAGGAGGAGAGCCAGTAACTGCAGGAAGTGCGACAGATGCCTGGAGTGCAAATGACTTTGGAAGTCTATTCACGGGATTGGTCACACTCACAAATACAAAAACAAGTAGTTCTGTAGGGACACTTACTCTTACAGCAACTGGAGCAAGCTCCTATACACTCAATCCAATTATTGCGGTTTTTACTCAGGAAATTTAGATGGCAAATCGAGTATTACTTGGAAAAGATGGGAATGGAGATTATTGCCTGAAAGTTTCAGCTTCGGGAGCAAATGTCTTAACAACTTCGAACCTAACCTTCAATAGTTTGATCACAGACTCTACTTCAGGAGTTACGTCTACAGAGGGAAGAGCTTTTAACGTTATTCAAAGTGGTGTTATCAATGGTTCAGGAACCACTGCAGCAACCTATAGTGTCCAATTTCCTTCTATAGTAGATAATTCCGGAAACTATAGTATTCCCTTTGTTCATGCTCTTTACGAAAAAACTGTAACTGAGACAAATATCGCTGCTGGATACTATACCGGGTATGGTTATCATGCTTCAGGAACTTATAGTTGGGGAGCTTATATGCTTCTTGAAAGTCATGGCTTTAATTCTTCGGGAGGCAACTATACTTCAGGAACCCAATACGGAAGACTTCGTTTTAATGCAAGTAATCCGGGCAATATGTCACTCAGTTACTATATTTTAGCAATACCAGCACACGGATAATTTTATGATTATAATGTATAAAAACACAACGGGACGAATATTTCAAGCACATTATGTTGCGGAAGAAAATATTTGGACTCAAGAGCAATGCGATGAATGGACAACAAACAACCCAGGCAATACGGCCCGAGTTGTTGACGACCGAAAAGATGCCAGTGCCTGTTACTGGAATGGAACGGAACTTGCCCTTGCAACCGAATTTTCTATTACCATATCAACTCAAACAATTACTGATAATGGAACAGATTACGTTCAGTTCTCAAATCTTCCGAATGAAACTCGAGTTTATGTTGATGATGTTTATATCGGAGATACAGACTCTTCAGGAATTTTTCAATTTACTTCTTCGGAGGTTGGAACATACTGGGTTCGCTTCGAAAAGTATGGATATTTTGAACATAGCACAGAGGTAACAGTAAATGCTTCAATTTAATGGAACAAAAAATGCCGAATACGATGAAACTCGAAGGCTTGCATACCCAGAAATAGGAGAACAGCTCGATCTGTTATGGCACGCAATAGATTCTGGGACTTTAGACAAGAATTCAGATTTTTACACAAAATTAAAAGCTATAAAAGATAAGTATCCTAAACCAAGTTAAAAATAATTCTTGACTTTTTGGTCTTAACATTTTATACTTGACTCTATGAAGCTCGTAAAAATGGCCCCAGAAAATCTTGAAGTAGCCAATGCCTATTTAAGCACTGGCAATGCGCTCGTTGCCGCAAACTCTTTAGGATGCTCTCCCGACCAAGTATACGAGATACTTGAAAAATCTGAAGTAAAAGAATATATTAACTCGGTCTACCTCGACCAAGGTTATCGTAACCGTTTCCGACTTGCTGAATTACTCGACGAAGTTATTGAAAATAAACTACAAGAAGCTCGTGATTCAGACCAATACTCTAGCAAAGACCTCGTTGATATAATTGCACTCGCCCATAAAATGTCCGAAGATCATAGAAAAACTTCTACAGCCTCTACAAACATTAAACAGCAGAATGTGCAGATTAACTCTCCCTTTGGTGAAGGAAACTATGGAAAACTGATGGAGAAGTTACTTGGACAATCCGACTAAAGAATTACAGGAATTAAAAGTAGAATTTGCCCAGCATGAAGCTGTTTGCGAAGAAAGATGGAAAACTATTTTTAATGAACTTCGTGAAGGGAAAGAAGAAAGTAAAGAGCGTTGGACAGAAGTAAAATCCTCTGTACAATCGCTTCATCGTCTCGTGTGGGCAGGAGGCGGAGCACTCATTCTCTTTTTAGCGGGAATGATTATGAAAGGTGAACTATGATCTATCAAAAAGGTAATATGTGGAAAGTGGCCGGTAGCTCTGAAAAATATGCTACCGAAGCGGAAGCAAAAGCTGCTGCCGGAATTAAAGAAACTGTAATAAAAGAATCGCCTCTCGATCAGTTAAGAGGATTAAAACAACCTTGTAATGAATGTGCATGTGACCCTTGTGAGTGTGATGAAGAATGGAAGTCAGCAGACGAGACATAGTTCTCGATAAAATAATACCAGGAGACTTTTTAAAGGTTCCTATTGAAAGTTATTTGGAGTTGCTTGGAATAGAAGCAATTCCTTCACAGAGAGCGTTAATAAATGCTATTAATAATCCTAAGTATCGGTTTGTTGTTGGGGCTCTTAGTCGGCGGCAAGGAAAAACATATATTGGTAACATTATTGCCCAATGTGTCGCCCTCGTTCCAGGATGCCATGTACTTATTGTCTCTCCTAATTACAACCTTAGCAATATTAGTTTTGATCTCCAAAGAAATCTTATAAAACATTTTGATCTTGAAGTTGCGAGAGACAACGCAAAAGATCGTGTAATTGAACTTACAAACGGATCTACTATAAGACTCGGGTCAGTCAATCAAATTGACTCTGTTGTAGGAAGAAGCTATGACTTTGTTCTCTTCGATGAAGCGGCATTGGCAGATGGAGAAACTGCCTTCAACGTTGCCATTAGACCCACACTCGATAAACCCGGTAGTAAGGCTCTATTTATTAGCACTCCTCGGGGCAGGAACAATTGGTTTAGCCGTTTTTTTAATCGGGGCTATACTGATGAGTTTAACGAGTGGTGCTGTATAAAAGCTACTTGGCAGGATAATCCAAGAGCTTCTCAAAGCGATATTGATGAAGCTCGACGCTCGATGAGTCAAGCAGAATTTGCACAAGAATATGAAGCAGATTTCAATGTATTCGAAGGACAGATTTGGAACTTCAACTACGAAAAGTGTGTTCAAGATTTATCTGAAAGAGATTTTAGTGGGATGGACATAATATCGGGGCTCGACGTAGGATTTAAAGACCCCACAGCACTGTGCGTAATCGCTTTCGATGGACATAAATACTACTTAATGGAAGAGTATTATGCGGCGGAACGCACAACAGAGGAACATGCGGGATACTTATCAGAAATTATTGAAAGAAGAGAAGTCGACTACTGCTTCATTGACGCAGCAGCAGCACAGACTCGATTCGACTTTGCTCAACAATATGACATTTCAACCATTAATGCCAAAAAATCTGTTGTTGATGGGATTGGCCACGTGGCTTCCCTTGTTGACAATGATCGGCTTATCGTTGATTCTTCGTGCGTAGAAGTCTTGAGGTCTCTTGACCAATATAGGTGGGATCCGAATCCAAACTTAATAAGAGAGAAACCGGTTCATGATTCTTCTTCTCACATGGCAGACGCATTAAGATACGCACTTTATAGTTTTGAAGAGAGCGCACCAACATTTTAAATCCAACGAAAAAATAATTCTTGACTTTCAACTAACCCGAATATATAATTTATAAAAATGGCAGAGTTAAAACGAGACCCGATTAAATACATCAGAGACCGGGCAAAGTCGAAGTATGAAAAAGGCAAAGAGTGTAGAATTTGCGGTGCAAAAATAAAACTCGACTTCCATCATTTCTATACGCTTGCTCCACTTTTTCATAAATGGCTTAAAGAGAAACAAGCACTTCGTCCAGAACATTATACAGATGAGTATCTAATTATATGGAGAGACGAATTTATTGAAGATAACTGGGCTGAACTTTACGACGAAACAGTTACTCTTTGTCACACTCACCATTTAAAGCTACATAGTATCTACGGAAGAAATCCTGGATTACATACAGCAGAGAAGCAAAAACGCTGGGTAGAAATACAAAGAGAAAAATATGGCATGGTATGACTTCTGGAAACAGGAAAAATTAAACCCAGCACAAGAAGAGATTGTAGTTAGTCTCGAAGGCTCTGGTCCTATTGCTTCCAGAGAAATTCCTACTAATTATACCTCATACTATGAGTATTTGGAAGTTGTAAATCGTGGCGTCAACATGATCGTTGATGACACGGCAGAAATTCCTCTTCGAATAGGTGAACCGATTCAAGGAATGAATTCGGTTGTAAAAGGTATTAGAAGATCTAGACTTAACTTACTGTTAAATGTAGAGCCTAATCCTTTTCAAGATATTTCCTCTTTTAAGCGAAACCTCATAATCGATTATATACTCGATGGGAATATCTTCATCTATTTCGATGGGGCTGGTTTATATCATTTACCCGCATCTTATACGGACATAGATCCAGATAAGACTACTTACATTAATAAGTATACTTTTCAACGTAATATAGATTATAGTACAAACGAAATCATTCACATTAAAGAAAACTCTTTTCATAGCATATATAGAGGTACTAGTCGTTTAAGAGCTGCTCAGCGTGTAATGTCACAGCTTACTCGTATGCGCCAATTTCAAGACAATTTTTTCAAGAATGGAGCTGTCCCCGGCCTTATAATTAAATCACCTTCTGTAATTAGTGAAAAAAATAAAGAAAGAATGATTCAATCTTGGATGACTCGTTATCGCCCTGACGGAGGAGGAAGAAGACCTCTCATTTTAGATGGCGGAATGGATCTAGATGCTATCTCAAATGTTAATTTTCGAGAACTTGATTTCGAAGCCTCAATAGAGGGAGCGGAAAAAGAAATATTAAAAGTTTTAGGAGTACCTCCCCTTTTACTAGATTCGGGAAACAATGCAAATATCCGACCAAACCATAGACTTTATTATTTAGAAACAATATTGCCTATAATTGAAAAAATTAATAAAGCTATAGAAAGATTCTTTGGCTTTCACATTACCCCAGACATTAGTAATATCCCTGCACTTCAGCCAGAATTAAGAGACAGCGCAGCTTATTACTCTACTCTTGTTAATACGGGAATTATTACCCCTAATGAAGCTCGTGAAGCACTAAACTACGATGAGCAGTTTGGCGCAAGCGAACTAAGAGTACCTGCTAATATAGCTGGATCTGCTGCAAACCCTTCAGAAGGTGGAAGACCGTCTGAAGATAATATAGAGGAATAAAAATGACTAGAACCGAAATAGCGCTTACTGTTATTAAATATTTTCAACAACTAGGAAGAGTGCCCGCACGATCAGAATATATTGCACTAGGAACTAACGCCCCGATTCACTATAGAATTGTTATACGTAATTTTGGTTCCTGGCATCAAGCTATAAAAAGAATACAATTAAAACATCCCGAAGAATGGGAAAATATTTTTAATACTTCTAGTGTTTATACATTGGAACAAAATCCCAAGCCAGTTCTTGAACCGGCTTCGGATGAAGATCTCAGCCCTTTAGAGAAGCTGAGAGTGTCGACAGGAGAATCAAGTGAATAAAATTTTTCACATTGGCTCCACATTTAAGGCGTTTGAAGAAGGGGATGATCTTCATATCGCTGGTATGGCCAGTACGAATAGTACTGACCGTGTTGGAGACATAATTGAGACTGAAGCCTGGACAAAGGGCGGACTTCAAAATTATTTAAACAATCCCGTAATTCTTTTTAATCACGATTACAATCAGCCGATTGGCCGAGCAGTTCAGCTTGGTACTAACGATAATGGTCTGCAGTTAAAAGCAAAAATTGCTAAATCTGCTGGTCACGTAGGTGAATTAATTAAAGAAGGTGTCCTTGGAGCTTTTTCAGTCGGGTTTCGAGTCAAGGATGCGGAGTATATGACCGAAACCGATGGATATAAGATAAAGGACGCAGAATTACTGGAAGTTTCAGTAGTAACGGTTCCTGCTAACCAAGCTGCAACCTTTTCTCTTGCTAAATCTTTTAACTCAGAGTCTGAGTATGAAGAATTCAAGAAATCTTTCAAAACTATAGATTCCGTGGAAGAAAAGCATGTTATTAGTGTTCAGGAGACTGAAGACAAAGTAACTGTTGAGTTTGAAAAACATTCTGAAACCGAATCAATGCCTAAAGACTTATCACAAGTCGAAGTACAGGAGAAAACTATGAGTGATATCGATATCGATGCGATTGTGGCTGCTGCTGTCGAAAAGACCGCAACTGCAATGGCGATGAAAGACGCTGAGCGCAAGGCAGAAGAGCAAGCTAAAATGGAAGCAGAACAAAAAGCTGCTGCCGAAGCTGAAGCTCAAAAAGCCGCGCAAGAAGCCCAAATTGTAACCGCTGTTTCTAGTGGTGCAGAAAAATTAATGGCTGACGTTGAAGCTAAAATGGCTGCAAAAGATGCTGACTATGAAAAAATTATTGGCGAATTGAAGAATGAACTGATTGAAAAATCAGACGAAATTTCTAAAATTCGTGATAGCAAGCGTGTATTTGCTGATCGTGGCGAAGCAAAGTCTTTTGCTGAAGCCTATGAGAAAGACATTTGCGATGCGCACCTTCTTGGCGTAATTACTAAGAAGGGTTGGGATAATAAGCTTACTAAGCAGTTATTCGAAAAAGCCAGTCGTAATACAAATGCAGGCCTAACTGTTCCAGATACGTCCTCTGATGCTTTACAAGCTTTTGAAACTACTGTTTCTACTGCAATGGAGAGAGATGTAGAATTAGAATTGGTTTTGGATCCTCTTTTCCGAAAAATCCAAATGAATTCTGCTTCAATGGTAATGCCTACCATGCCTGATGCTGGCTATGCAGAGTGGGCAGCTAATGATACCTCTGGCGGTGCTTCTGGTGCCCCTTTTAAAGGTAATTTAGAAGGTCGTGACGATACTGTAGGTTCACCTTTCCCCGGCATGAGCATGGGTCGTAAAGTATTGACTGTAGAGCGTTTAATCTCTCGTTCCTATATTGCTAATGAAAGTGAAGAAGACGCAATTATTCCTGTTCTTCCTTTTATTCGTGAGTCAATGGTACGCTCACACGCACGTGCAATTGAGCATTCATTACTCTTAGGCGGTTCAGCCGGTAATGATTTGATCAGCACACCTTATAATGGTTTGGTTGCTCGTACAAATGCTAATGCTGTTTTAGACAACGGTTCATCTCCTGGCGTAGGTGGCGTAGCTACTGCTTCCAAATTACTTGATCTTCGTCAAGCAATGGGTAAGTATGGCCGTCGTCCTGGCGATGTAGTTTATATCATCGCACTTACTGCATACTACGATATGCTTGATGATCCTGACTTCCAAAATATCAATGAAGTTGGTGATCAGCGTGCTACCAAGATTACCGGAGAAATCGGAAACGTCTACGGTTCACCCGTAATCGTTTGTGACGAGTTTACAGGTGGACGTACTGATGGTAAGCATTGGGCCGTAGCCGTAAACGCTCGTAATTTTGTAGTTCCTGTATTGCGTGGAGCTACTGTTGAGACCGATTACGAAGTTGCCAATCAACGTCGTGTATTGGTTGCTACTCAACGTCGTGGCTTTGACTGCATCTTTGCAGACGATGCTACTAACGGTGATTATCAAACTGCTGTACATACTTGGTAACAAGTATGTTAGGGATGGGAGTCTTCGGACTCCCAAGCCTTTTTGGAAAATAAATGGCCGATTTAATTACATTAGATGACTATAAATTGTTGGAGGGTATAAACTCTACTCAGTTTGACGAAAAGTTTGAGAAGCTAATTACGAGTGTAAGTCAGCTTGTCCGTACTTATTGTAATTCTGAGTTTGATACTTATGCAACTTCACCAGGATATACGGAGTTATTTGATATTCAATGGGACACTTATACTGTTCAGCTTAAATATAGCCCTGTTATTAGTATAACAAATGTATATGAAAGATTGGGACAAGCTTCTGATTATGTTGAACTTTTTTCAAATGGAGCCGGCCCTTCACCAGAATATTCATGGTACTTAGATTCTGTTTCCGATTCTATTTTCAGAACAGAAGAAAGTGGTAAGTATAGAAATTGGCCTAAAGGAGTAGGTTCTGTAAAAGTTACTTATTTAGCAGGGTATGTCTCTGTACCCGTTGATTTAGAACTTGCGGTTGCTGATATTATAACTTACTACCATAAAGACGAGCAGAAAGAGAGACAAAGCATTGGTTCAGCAAGTAGAGAGGGAGCAGGAAGCTCTGCGATTCGTAATGATCCTGGATTTCCAGACCATATACGAAGAGTTCTAGATATGTATAGAGTATCATGAGCAAAAGATTTTTAGATAAGCTATTAAAAGAAACTATAAAAGAGCTAAAAAACCCAGCTAATGACCCGAAGAAAGGGTCGGGATTTAGAGAATTAGAATCAGACGTAAAAGTTCATAGAATAAGTGCCTCTGTAAATGGAGTAAAAAACCAGGTTTATATTCAGCTTCAAGAGCAAGGTATACCTGCAAAACAAATCAATCACCCTCAGATGAGAAATGTGATTGATACTTATGTTCCAAACTTTGTAGAAGCAATTTATAACTCGGCAAAGAAAAACTTTGATAAGAATCCTTCTTCTAGTAATACAAGAGTAAAAGGTAATAAAAGCGCTTGGAGCGTAACTATATTGGAAGGAGGTTATGGCTATAGTCTAGCAAGGAGAGAGGTTGGGCATTTATCTGTTTTTGAAACTATTAGAACCCTGTATTCTTCTCAAAAAAGTACATTAGTAAACAATATAAATAAAGTTCTGAGAGAAATAGCCACTTTATCCTCGGGTGAGTATAGTATAAATGGTAGAAACTTTTTAGATTTTGGTCATCGCGCCGGTTCAGCGGTTGTAGAACAGCAAAGCCAAAGAGCTAGAGATACTTTCCAATCTACAATTAGATACAGAAATGAAACTAGCGAAGATAAAATAACCGACAAAGATTTAAAAAATCTGGGTTTAAAAGTATTTTTTAGAAAGAAAGGAACTTTAGAAAAGGATACTGTAGAAATCGGTATAGAAGCGTCATCAATAAATAGAGGTAAAAAATCAGAGTTGGAATTAAAAGCTAATCTAATTGAACAATTAGAAAAGGCTATAGTAAAATTAAATAAAGCAAAAAGCTTTGCTGATAGAAAAGGCTCTGACACCAGAATAGAAATAGAAGCTAAAAAAGTTGTAAAAAGATTTGACCAGGGTATAAAAAGAGGTAAAAATGTAAAAGTAGTCAGTAGAAACTTTAAGCCTAAGCTATCTAACAGTACGTCGGTTAAAACAACTAAAAGAAAAGCTACAAAAGGCACCATAACTAAAGCGAAACTATCTTCTTTAGGAGTAAAAAAGGCAGCGTTAAAAAAAGGTTCTTCTAGTAGTAATATTTCTGTAATAGCTTTAATTAACCAAAAATTACCACAAACAGTTAAAAAAAATATGGGAGCGCCCGGATTAGAAAATAGGTCAGGGAAATTTGCGGCAAGCGTTAGAGCTACAGATATTACTACTACAGCAAAAGGATTTCCCAGTATCGGGTATTCTTATGACAAAAACCCTTATCAAATATTTGAACAAGGTGCAGGTAAGTTTCCCTGGGCTAATGCTGATAGAGACCCACGAAAGTTGATAGACACTTCTATTCGAGAGATAGCTGCGCAACTTTTAACAGGACGTTTCTACACTAGGAGAGTATAGTGGCTACGAGAGATTATAGTTCTAGGAGAATGGCCATTGTAAAAGCTATAGAGGATAAGTTAAAGTTAATTAACGGAAACTTTCCTTTTAGGACAAATTTATATAATAATGTTCTCCCTCGATTAAAGTTTTGGGACGAAGTAGAAGATTTTCCTGCAGTTCATGTATCTGCGGGATCGGAAACAAGACAGTATCAGGGTGGAGGATATAAAGACAGATTTCTAACTGTTACTCTTCGAGTATATGTTCAAGAAGAAAATGCTATTTTTGCTCTTGAAAAATTATTTGAAGATATAGAGACAGTTCTAGAAGATAACGCAGATCTTCCTTATATAGATCAAGATGGTAATACTCAACGTGTTCAGCAGATAACAATCTTGAGCTTGGATACGGATGAAGGAGCCCTCGAACCTTTAGCGGTTGGGGAAATTATCTGCGAAGTTCGATACTAACCTTATTAGGTTGAGATGAAAAGGCAACTTTTCTTCGGAGAAAAAAGATGGCATTACAATTTACAAGAAATGCAAACGTATATGTGCAGCTGGTAGATGGAGCCGGCTCCCATGTACAAGCTTGGAAACTTTCAGTCTTAGACGGGTTTTCATTCACACAATCAATTAACTCATCAGAAATTACCATTAATGAAGCAGGTTCAATCTCTCGTAGAGCAAGATTGCTTTTTAACGATAGTTTAGCACCTGTAGAATGGTCAATGAGTACTTACGCCCGTCCTATTACGGACACTAATATTACGCATTGTCCTGAAGAACCTCTTTGGGCTATGATGTTAGGCGCGGACGGTTATGCTACAAATCAATATACTAGTTCAGTATTGGCAGGAGTATCACCTTCTCCCGATACTGAAAATATAAATACTCCTGCTAATGGAACAAATACTTTTGACTTTTCAGCTTCAAATGTATCTTCATTTTCTGATCGTTGGAATATTTATTTCGGGTTTGAGGATACAGGAAATATTCAATTTTATAAACTAGACTCTGCTGTAGTAAATTCAGTAACTATGGATTTTGATATAGATGGTATTGCGACTCTTTCTTGGAGTGGCTTTGCAAAATCTTTATCTGATGAAGGTATTTCCGTTCCTACCGATTTGGCCTCCCCAATTACCACAGGATTAACGGATACTACTAACTTTATTCGTAATCGTATTTCTACAGTTTCTTTATCAAGAACAGATGTTTCTCCTGACGATGTGTATAATATTGTGTTGACGGGAGGCTCTTTTACTATTGAAAATAATGTCTCTTACTTAACTCCAGAAGAGCTAGGGATAGTAAATGCACCTCTAGCAAATATTACTGGTGCTCGCTCAATTTCCGGTTCTATGACTTGTTATCTTGACAATGATCAAGCTAACAGTAAATCAGGAGAACTTTTTGCTGATTTGGTGGCTGATGTAGACACAGTACGAAATGTTTTTACTCTTTCATTAAATGTAGGAGGAGAAACTGCTTCTACTCCTAGGGTGGCATTTGAGCTTCCAACAGCACATTTAGAAGTGCCAACAATTAACGTAGAAGATCTATTGACTCTTGAAATTAACTTCCATGGTCAAGTGAGTGGAGGTAATGTTGATCTTACTGACGAAGCAACAATCGTCTATAAATCGTAGTAACAAGAAAAAATAAATCTTGACAATTAGATAGTTGTTTTGTATAATTACTGAAGATTAGGGGAGAAATTTCTCCCCTTTTTCTTCATTTAGAAGGAGAAAATATAGGAGTATACCCTTGAGTTTCAATGTTTTAAGAGACGGAAGAGTTTGGATGGAATATCTTAACACTTTTTACCTTCTTCATACAAACAAAGAAGTTTCATTCTCCCAAACATTTCGCCAGCAGGACATAACAGTAAGAAATCTGCATAATAACTCAGATTTTTTTGAAAATTCCTCCATTGTAGAGGCAAATCCTGCTGATTTTAGTTTTTCTATATACTTAATAGAAAATGATAGTACGCCTCTACACCAACACAAGCCCTTAGATTTATTAACAGAGTATTCGACTGATAACAATTTAAACACGTTTAATCTATATTTTGTATATTCGGATTATAGTCCTGAAATTTACTATAAAATAGAGAAATGCGTATTTACTGGCGGATCTTTCAATATACCTAGAAATGGTATTATGACTGTCGGATTATCAGGACAAGGTACAAAACTCACTAGGAATACCGGTTCGGTTCCAGGATTAGTACAGTCACCTAACTATACTAGTTCTCCGAATTATGCTATTTCGAAGGAGTTCGATATTTGGGCGACAGGTACAGACGTCGCACAATTTAAACTGGATAATATCTTAGGAGCGTCTTTAGAGCTGCAAAATAATATAAGTTGGACAGCAAACAAAACTTTGCAGAAGTCTTTACAAGTTACTAATGCGAGTAATACTATATACCCAGAAAATTTTACTTTGGCTGATAGATCTCTCGCAGGAAGTATACGACAATATGTTAGCGACTCTCAATCACTATCTAAGAACAATATTCAGACTTGGGCTGAGAATACCTCAGTTATTATAAAAGCGGGTTTGGGCGGCTCTTTCGGCTATCAACTAGAAGTTGATTTGGACAACAGAGCTTCTTTTACGAATAGAGTGGCTTTTGGAGATTTATTCACTCAAAGCTATGATTTTCGTTGCATGTCAAATCCCGCAATTAGTTCAATTTTTACATATTAGGAGTATAGATGAAATTAAAAGATTTAATGGTGGACACTAAAGCCGCTTGGCTAGATTTTCCCGGTGCCCCAGGGTTTCAAGTAAAGGTTGCAAATCTTTCTAGGAAAGAATTAGTAGCTCTTAGAAAGCGTTGCATTTCTCAAAAATTTGATAGAAAGACTCGTCAGATGATAGAAGATTTAGATGAGGAAAAGTTTATAACTGAATTTACAAAAGCTACCGTAAAAGGCTGGTCAGGATTAAAGTTAAAATACTTAGAAGATTTAATTTTAGTTGATTTAAAAGATCAAGATTTAGAATTAGAATTAGAATATGACGAAGAACAAGCTCAAGTACTTGTTCAAAACTCTACAGAATTTGACAATTGGATAAACGAGGTGGTTTTTGACCTTGCCAACTTTCGTAGAGCAGGAGAGGGAGATTCTTTGGGCTAGACTAGAGGATTGGCAACAACATAATGCTGTGGGTATGACTAAGGATAAATACTTAGAATTGCAGCAGCAAATGGGGAGAGAGCCAGATCCAGAAAGATGTCCACCAGGAATCGAAGATTTTCCTGAAGTAGTAATTGATGCCTTATCGATTTTCAATTCGTTAGGGGATAGAGTATATCCTGAGATAGGGTATACTGGAAAAGATTACACTAATTTAAATTTTTTAATTAATGTTTACAAAATAGAAGATAAAGAATTACTTTACGATATTCTATTAAGACTCGATGCTCACGTTATTAAAAAGTCCCAAGAAGCTATAAAACGTGAATACGATAAATTAAAGAGAAATAAACGTGGCCGATAGCAGTGTAACTCTAGAAGTAATACTAGAAGGTAAAAACTTAAAAATAGTCCAAAAAGATGTGGACAAGGTTACTTCGTCTGTTAATAGAGCATCTAAATCCACTGAAAATTTATCTACTAAAAGTAATAACTACAATAAAGGTCAGAAAGGGGTTGCCCAAGCAACTTCCAACAGTACAAAAGCATTTTCTAAAATGCGTAGCGAGATCGGAGGAGGCTCTTCTGGTCTTGTCGCTGCTTACGCTACGCTCGCGGCAAACTTATTCGCTGCTACTGCCGCTTTTAATGCTCTTCGAGGAGCTTCAAAAGTAGAAGAGCTCTCAAAAAGCTTAGATGTTATAGGCACAAAAGCCGGTAGAAATCTCGGTATTTTAGCAGAAAGTTTAAGAGACGTTACTAATGCCGCAATTTCCACTGAGCAAGCATTAAGAACCGCAGCAATTGCTACAAGTGCAGGATTTTCGGATTCGCAACTTTTAAGTCTTACTAAAGTTGCAAAAGGAGCTTCAATCGCTCTAGGAAGGGACTTAGGTGACTCTTTAGATCGATTGGTCAGAGGTACTGCAAAACTTGAACCAGAAATTCTCGATGAATTAGGTATTTTTGTTCGTCTTGACGACGCTACACGAGAATATGCAAGAGCTTTAGGTAAGACTTCTGACGAGCTTACTGACTTTGAAAGAAGACAGGCTTTTCTTAATTCCGCAATTGAAAAAGGTGAAAAGAGATTTGGAGAGTTAGCTGAAGCCCTAGATACAAACCCTTATGATAAACTGTCAGCAGCTTTTAGAGACTTAGCTAAGAATTTGGTAACCGCTATAAATGGTACTATTACTCCTGTGATTGGTTATCTATCTCAAAATTTAACGGCTCTTGCAGGGGTTTCTCTTCTGGCTGGCAGCGGGGTTGCAAAAAATGTTGTTAGTGCTTTTGTACAGGGTGCAGAAGGTGCAGCAACTTTTGCTGGAAAGCTTTCCGACCAGAGAAAAGAACTTCTTCAAAATTTAGAAACTACTGATAAATTGCCAGCGGTTTACAAAAATGTAAGTTCAAAAATTAAAGAAGGAACCGCTTCCTTAGATGATTACAAAACGGCTTTTCGTAGCTTAGAAAAATCTACAAAAACACATCAGGGGCAGCTTGATGCAATGAAGGATGGAACTAAAAAGTTCAGCTTCACTGTAAAAGAAAAAGAAGAAAGATTACTAAATGTAAACACTACTTTAAAGAACTTAAGGACACAGTTGGTAGTTACTACCGCCGCTCAGGCTAATTTTACAAAGGCACAAGCTTTAGGGGCTATACAGGCAGGTTCTTATATTGCCGGAATAAAGCTTGCCTACGCGGCTGTAAAAGAATACGCAAGTGGACTTTGGGCAGCTGTCGCTGGAGCCGGTGCTCTTGCTACGGCTAACGCAGCCTTAAAAATAACCTTTTTTGCTATAGGAATAGCAGTTCAGACTGCTTTTGCAGCAGTTTTGAGTGCAATAGCTATAATAGGAATATTAATAGCTCTTGGCCCTCAGCTGAAAGATTGGATTGAGAGTACGTTTTTCCCAGAAAAAATAATTCAAAGAAGAAGAAAAGAAATAGTAGACTCTTTAAATATAATTCAAAAGACTTCAAGAGACTTTACAAAAAACTTCTTTAATGACCAACAGACAGCAGCAGATGCCGCAAAAAAAGCTTCTGGCCTAATACAGGAAAGTATTTCAGCAGTTGAAAAAGCCTCAAAACTAGATGCGGAAGCTCAAAAGAAAAGAGAAGAAGAATTATTTACTTTAAAAGAGAAGCAATTAGAACAACAAGAAGAACTAAAAAAATTCAAGAATCCAAATGCAATTGCCAATGCTAAAGGCGAGCTTGCTAAAACAAAAAAAGCTATAGAAGAACTTCAGAATACAAACATGAACGCATTGATCACAAATTCAAATGCTATTGAAGTTGCAAATAAAGCTGTAGAAAATTTTTATTCAGTTTTAGACTCTCGTGACCAGTTCAGTCTTTTGCCTCAAAGCTCGATAGAGCAAATAGATGAGGCGATCGCACTTCTTGAAACTGGGGGCCCGGATGCTGTTGAAAATTTTATAAATACTTTAACTAAGATAAAAGAACCTTTTGATAAAATTACTGCAGGTTTTGAATCTGTAACCGGAAAAATAAATGATTTTAAAGATGCTCAAGCCACCCTTTTAAAGAGAACAGCTACTCCTTATGACGATATTTTAGAAGCAGCTAAAGGAGTGCAGGCTGAGATAAAAGCAATAACTGATAACACTAGTGAGCTCGCAGAAGTTACTGGAGGCACAGTTATTGCTAGGGATATTTTAGAAAAAATAACAGACGCTGGATTCGAGTCCCAAGAGCAGCTTGATACTTATATTACTACCCTTGAAGAAGGTATAAAGAAATATATAGAATTTCCAGGACTGATTAAGCAACAAGAAACTGCCTTAAAAAGATTAAATAACTTTGCTAAAGAAGATGTAAATGTTCTTCAACAAAGTTTAGAGAAGCGAACGGAACTAAATAAGGTGAGGGAAAACGCTCTTATCAATGAAGAAAATTTAATAAAAGCTAATCAGAAAGAGGGGCAGGAAGGACAAGCCCAGGCAGCGCGGTTACTAGAAATAGAAAGAGAAAAAGCTGTTATAGCCGAAGAAGAACTTAAATCAAAATATGATGAGCAAACACTTGCAGTTGCTCGGGTAGAAGAACAACAAAAACTTTTGGATTTAAGTAAGAAAGTTACAGGAGAAACCATAGCCCAAGCAAAAGCGCAGATGGAAATAAGAAATATTGCTCGAGAAATAGAAAGACTTGAAGCTGGAGGTGGAGAGTATTCCGCTTCTGCAAAACTTGCTATTTTTTCTACTGAAAGGAAAGCTCGTGAAGACGTTCTTGCCCTAGAATATTCTATGAAAGTAGCAGGTATTGAGCTAGAGTACGATTTGATGGAAGCAAAATTCGAACTTCTAAAAAAGCAAGCGGAAGTAGAAGGGGTAAAATTAACTAATACCGAAAAGATTGAAAAATTAATGAAGGACGGACGAGCAGCCGCTTTAGCTAATGCAGAAACTCAAAATGAGCTTTCATTAAAGAGGTTAGAGCTTGAAGAGGCACAACTACAGAAACAAGTTCGTTCCGAAAGAAGCGCTTTTACAGAAAATTTGGGGGGTATAGGTTCAGGATTTGCCACTACCACTTCTATGACGTCAGATATTGAAAATTCTATAAAAACTGGTCAAGGTAATATAACCAAAATAAATGAAGGTAAAGGAACGGAACCAGAAAAGGAAGCAGCTATTGCTAGAGAAAGACTGGCTATGGCTGCTTCTGCTGCGGGGCCTTTTGTAGAACAGTTAAAAGCTCTTGGCCCTGAAGGAGCACTTGTTGCCGCTGTCACAGAAGGTTCTATGGTTATGGCCGATGCTTTTCTTCGTATTGGCGAAGCTGGCGATAATATGGGCGATAAACTATCTGCCATTGGCAATGTTATAGGAGCTATTGGAGGAATTGCCCAAGCTGCAGGACAAGCAAGAGTAGCGGCCATTGATAAAGAAATCGCGGCAGAGAAGAAACGTGATGGTAAGTCAAAAGAATCTTTAGCAAAACTTGCTCAGTTGGAAAAGAAAAAAGAAGGTATAGAAAGAAAGAATTTTGAGAGAAATAAGAAAATTCAAATGGCTCAAATTGTAATCAATACCGCTGCTGCATATATGAAAACTTTAGGAGAAACAGGATTTTTCGGAATTCCTTTAGGTGCAATTATCTTAGGGTTAGGAGCCGCTCAATTAGCTCTTGTTGCCGGACAGTCTTATGAAGGAGGAGGGTCTTCCGTAGGGGCGGGAAGTGCGCCAAGTCCTACAGTAGAATTAGGAAAAAGAAAATCATCTGTAGATCTTGCTAGCTCACAAAGCGCTTCTGGAGAACTTGCGTATTTTAGAGGGGAGCGAGGTATTGGAGGCCCAGAAAACTTTGTACCTACAGGTGCTATGATGGGTGCAAAGTATAGAAACGAAGGCGGCCCTACTGCGGGGTATATGGTTGGAGAGCAAGGACCAGAGTTATTTGTACCTTCTGTTCCTGGAACGATCGTTCCAAACGATGAAATGACCGCAACTTCTCAAAATGTAAATATTTCAATAAACGCAATAGATAGTAGAGGAATGGAGCAAGTATTAGTTGAGCAAAGAGGAAACATAATCGGAATGATTAGAAGTGCAGCAAATAATGTAGGAGAAGATTTTTATGAAACTATAGATACTTCTGTTTATACTGCTGAAGCTGCAGGAGCAACGAGGTACTAATGGCACAGTTTACTAATTTTCTTAATATATTACCATCCCCAACAATTAAAATAGGGGGTGCGGGACAAGATGAATCAGACGGAGGTACACAAGTTGGGCCTGGTTACGCTTCTGTAAAATTAACTTCTGACCAAAAAATTTTAAAAACTCGTACAAATTCAGGAAGATATACTGCTAGAAGCGCAGCGTACCAAAATTGGCAAATTAATATTACATATAATCCAATGACCCGCTCAGAGTTCTCCCCTATTTATACTTTTCTATTAGAAAAGCAGGGAGGTTTAAAACCTTTTTATATTTCTTTGCCTCAATATGAAAATCCTCAAGACGCTACTTTTGCGTCTAATGGATTGGTAAATAGTCTGCTTACCACTAGTTTAACCAATGCGGGAGAAACTAAAGTATTACTACGAAATGGGGGATATAATCATACTACTGGAGGAAAGCCTTCTCCTGGAGATATTTTTAATATATCAGATCCTAGTGATTCTAATCATAAAAAAGTTTATATGGTTACACGAGTAGAAGACAGCGTTTACTACAATGAGTCTGCGGTAGCAATAGATGAAATTGTTATACATGTTACTCCTCCTTTTGCAAAAAATATCTCTTCCGGAAGCAGTTTTGTTTTTGGCCAGGTGTTCTCCAGCGTAGGTCCATTATTTAAAGTAGTAGCAAAAGATCAACAAGAATACAGCTTAGGCACCGATAATTTATATCAATTTAGTCTATCTTTAGAGGAAGTTCAGTGACAATTCGTTCTATTTCTACCGACCTAAAAAATTCCTTACTTCCCGATAATCCCAGTTATCAGGAAGGATTTTCTTACGCCCACTTAATAAAGTTTGAAAAAGCTATAAAAACGGGTACAGGAAAAACAAAGAAGACCCCTCTTTCTTACGCATATATCACAGATGCTTCTAGAAATATCAGATTTAATGACGGTAGTACTGATATAGATGGAACTCCTAACGGACTTCAGACTTACATTGCAAATAGAGTTGTATCTGTTGGTTCTGTACAAGAAACAACAGAGGCTAGAGCCTCGAACTTTAATATTGAAATCGATACTACAGCCCTAGGAACTTCTTTATCTAATCAAACTTTTATATACTCCACATCCACTATTATCGGAGAAATAGACTTTGTTGATGCAGGTTTTGCAGAAGGAGATAAACTTAAGATTACGGCATCAAATAGTCTTAATACTGGACTAACCTTTCGTATTAATAGTTTTACAAACAATAATAAAACTATTAATTTTAGTACTGAAGATACGGTAGTTACTGGTACCGGCACAGCAGAAACTGTAGAATTTGCTTCCGAAGAAGTTATTGGTCTTTTAAATAAAAAAGAAGACTCGGCAAGTTATGCGGGATATATAAATAGAGAGATATTTATATATAAAGCTCATATTGATACTGATACGGGTAGTATTATCGGAGATCCTTATCTTCTTTTTAAAGGAATAATATCTAATGCAAAATTAACTGAAGACCCTTCATCATCATCAAAAATTTCTTGGGGAGTATCTAGTCATTGGGGAGATTTTGTACGTGTTAACGGTAGAATAACTTCAGACGATTTTCACAGAGGTCTAGATGGTAATGGTCAGTCAGACCCCTATGCTTTAAAAAGACCCGAATATGCAGATGATTTAGGTTTTATGCACTCTGAACAAGCCATAAATATTATTGGTATTTATCAGGTAAGTGAGACTAGGTATAAACTAAAATCTAAAAGAAAATGGTATGGGACAAAAAAATATAAACAAGTAGAATATCAAGTACAGGTCGATAGAGAAGCAGATCTTCGTTTTAATCTAGATGCAAAATATATACCCGTAGTTTATGGAGTTCAAAAGATAGATGCTATCCCCTTCTTTGTAGATACGGATAAGGATAGTGCTGACATTATTTATGTCGCATACGCCCTTTGCGAAGGAGAGATTGGAGGATTATACGATATATATTTTGACGACTCCTCTAGCATATGCTTAGATGAGCAAGACAATGATACTAGGGCTCAAGGCAGCGAGGGAGTAGATGTTTATTGCCAAGGAAGAATGGATAGAGGAGATGTTTTAGGGGGGTACTCAGCAGCTTATGATAGTCTTGTAACTAGGTTGAGCAGGCTATCTCAGGCTTATGCCTACACTACTGAAAATGGTACTGGGACTTACTCTCAGGAAGTAGCACAACAAGAAACCGACTTACTATTAGCAAATCCTTTACTTCAAGCAGCTACTCAATCTATTCTACCCTCGAGCCAAACTTTTGGCTTGCAACACGAAGAAGCTACTTTATTTGAAAAACCTTTAGATGCTAGAATGGTTTTTCACTCTGGAAAACCTAACCAAAAAACCGACGGTATGCTAGCTTCTGTAGCTAATCAATCACGTTTTAAAATTCAAACAGATTATTTTTCTTCTACCGCTGACTACTGGGGAGCGAACCATAGAGTTTTAGATACTGCTTATGTTGCAACTAAATTTACTATTTCTGATGGAGAAACTACTATACCCGAACTTGACTTTATTGTTCGAGGTAAGTTAATTGATTGCTATAATTATGATTTTTCCTACGTATCAATTCCCGCTGCAGGAGAAAGTATATCTAATTTTAATCTTGGGGATTCTGTAAATATTTATGATATTTCTGACCCTACAGGCACTACTTCTTTAGGAAGTAATATTATTGCAGATATATTTACTCTACCAGAAGAAAACGAACCCAGGATAAGATTAAAAACAGACCCTGATCTATCTATCACAGCTTTTTATATAAAAAATTCTAATGGAGATACTTGGAGGGTAATAACTTATGATCACGTAGAACAGTCAGGAAATGTTGCAGAGACTTTAACTGAACAAGTTCAAAGCATATCTACCGGAACAACGAGTGGGGTATCTGTAAATATTAATGCAGGTACTGTAGCTAATATTTTGTCTGAGCCCGCGATACAAGCAGCTGTAGCTATAGCTAGTCAATTTGTTGGTGTTGAGAGAACTTATGCACAAGAACCAAAAGATGCTCTAGTTCCTTCCAGAACAATCATATCTTCAGACTCTACTAATTCAGGACAAACTTTAGATAATGTAGGCGTCGATACTGATATTACCAGATCCGAGACTGTATTTGAAGAAGTACAAGTTAAAAATGCTATAAAATTAGATACTGTCGGCAAGGCAGACGATTTTTACAATGGTTTCGAAATTCAAGTTACCCGAAGAAATGATGATGATACTTTAACTACGGAAACAAAAACAATAATTGATTTCGATGGAGCAACTCAAGTAGCAATTATTGATGGAGAATTTAACTTATTTTTACCTAGAGACGGATCTATCTCTGGAACTGTAGCAGATACTTATAAAATTTTAACTAAAAAAGACAGAAGAGTATCTATAAACCCTGCTATGCAGCTTTTAGACTATATTACTAATAATAGGTACGGTAAAGATCTATCTATAGAAGAAGATATAAATTTAGACGCTTTTAGAAGAGCTGCATTAGCTTGTGATACCCGATCTGATGTTACTGTAGTAACTTCTTCCACCCCCACTATAGGAGCAGATTACGAATATGTAACAGGTGGTGTAAGATTATTCAGAGCTACTTGCTTATCTCATGAAACAGTCAATTCAAAAATAGAAACTACTTTTACAGATGTAATAGGTAAGTTAGGGCAAAAATGGTTTAGTTGGAAATCTTACAATGTTGGAGCTTTAGTTTGGTACGAAGGAATTTTGTATCAAAAAACAGGAAGCTCCGGTACAATTCCATCAGGCTTTGGATCTGGAGTATCTGTTGTAAACAGTCTTGATCTTGTAAAAATAAGTGATAGTTCTACTTTAACAGTAGACTTAACAAGTGCAAGTTTTGAGGGTAATCCTCTAGTAAAACTTTTTAAAGGAAACTCTTATGTTAGTGGTTATAGTCTTTACGATTCCGATAATGTAAAGTATTGGAAATATTTGGGATGGAATTCTCAAGATCAAAGAGAAGTAACTAGACACCAGACAAATACAACTATAGACACTTCCTCTTCTATATTTAGTAACATTAATAGTTTACTAAACCATTTTAATGGAATTTTAAGATATTCTAGTGGTAAGTATGAGTTAGACATAGAAACTCAAGCCCCTACTTCTTACGATTCTGCAGAACAACTTGATGAAAATGATATTATTGGTGCTATTAATATAGAGGATTCAGGACAGAAGGGAACTTTCAATACTGTTAATGTAAATATTTCTGATCCTCAAAACAGATTTGAATCTCGTTCTGTATCTTTTTTCGATTCTACTTATTTAAAAGAAGATAGAAATGTGCAGAAAAAGGGAGATTTCCAAGCTCCTTATGTTACCAATTATTTTAATGCTAGAATTAATGCAAGACAGTATTTAGAAGAATCAAGATATGGTTTAAAAATATCTTTTAGAATGCCTCCAAAAGGATTATTGCTTGTAGCTGGAAGTATAATTACAATATCTTATGCTAGGTTCGGATGGGAAAATAAACCTTTTCGAGTATCAAACTTAAACTTTACTCCTGATTGTTTAGTTCAAGTCACTGCTTTTGAGCATAATGATAGTGCTTATTTAATTTCAGCTATACCGTCACAAAACTATGTTTCTCAGAATATTACTACGGCTAGAGAGCCAGATCCAGTTTCTCCTTCAGCCCTTTTAACTTCAGTGTCTTCAAGAGGGGGTATAGACTTAAATTGGACAAATTCTGATACGTTTAAGCAAGCTAACTATATTACCGAAATTTACAGAGGTGTACAAAATAGTTTGTTAGGGAGCCCCTCCCCTATTTTGGTAGGAACTTCTGTAGGAAATAGTTTTTTTGATCCTATAATTACAAGTACAGAAACTACAGTATATTATTGGATTAGATACGCCGTAAATACTTCTTATTCTAAAAGAACTAAAACTAATCAAGCAAGAACACTTTTTTCCGCGTATCATCCAACTAATGTAGGAGTTAGTGCTACTACTTCAGGCTCTATAGATGGATTAACCATTAACTTGAGTAGACCCTCTGTCACGTTAAGCGAAGACCCAAATAACCCCGGAAATTATATTTATACAAATTCAGGAACTTCTATTAGAGTAAGGGTAGGCACAGTAGCCTTAGATTTCGATAACTCCTCCCCCTATAGTAACTCTTCTTTCAGGGTGGAAAATGTTTCCGGTACAAATATTACTCCAGGAAATATTAATAGTTCTGGAACTGATTTTGTAGTTTATGATGATGCCAGTGCTATAACTAGTGATACTGGTAGTATTGAATACGAAATTATTATAACAAACAGTTTAGGAGAGGAGTCCGCTTCCTATTTTATTACCCAAGATTTTGCTATTTCATCAATAGGGGCTCAAGGACCTTCTGGCCCTCAAGGTGCTCAAGGCCCTTCTGGCCCTCAAGGTGCTACAGGCGGAACTGGTGCTCAAGGCCCTTCTGGCCCCCCAG